TTTAATCAAGCGTTGGGTGATACCAAAACCAATTTTAATCAAGCGTTGGATGATACCAAAACCAATTTTAATCAGGAATTGGAAAATCAAAAAGATGAGAGCGAGCGTCGCTATCTTGAACACAATCGAAAATTTACTGAGCTACAGCAAGAGACCAGTGACAAAATTCAGTCTACTAAAGAAAGCATGGATTCTGAGCTTAGTGCACATCAGCAGGCAATCAATGAGCAGATGGAAAAAGCAAAGAAAGCCATCCGAGCAGTGGAAGAAAAAACAGCCAAAGAAATCGATGACGCTAGAGATAGCATTATGAATTTTGTAAGCAGGAACTCTGAAGGTGCACCACTAGAATTTTATGATGAACAGGGAAAACTTGTTAAAGGTATACCGCCTGTATCCACAATTAAAAGCAAAGACGGGAAATTTGAATTAAATGCCAGCGGTTTTAACTTTGGTAATCATGTTCTAGGTGGCAATGGCGAGTTATATGCAGACGGTATATATGGTAATAAGATCGAGGGCTACAGCATTATAGGTGCTCATATATCTGGAGGAACAATCCAAGGTGTAACAATTGAAGGCGATTCATACTTCAGATCTTCGGGAGCTGGCGGAATTGCGGTCGTATCAGGTGATAGTGGTTTTTCTTTTGGAGCTTGTGCCATGGGTAGCGGCCACATTTCGATAGGAACTGGCAACTGGAATGGGACGGATTTTTACACCTCAGGGGATGTCATATGTTCCTCCGTAGTAGTGGGCGGGATGGCACTTACTAGTAGTGACGTAGCAAAATTACAACGGTTGAAAGGATAATCATGAGTTTTTTTAAAGACGCAGACACCATCGACTTAGCCATCATAGCTAAGGAGTATGAAAAAATTAATCGTGAAGTAATGCACGAAAACTTGGTTTTACGTATCCAACTTCGACAGCATACCGAGCGAGAAAAAGAACTACTCGAAATTTTAAAAGAAAAAATACCAGAATTTTATGAAGTTTTGAAGAAAGGAGATGAAAACAATGGCAATACAGAATCCGAGGTTACCAGAGCTAACCCTTGATCTGCAAAAGACCACAGTTTTTGTTAGCCGACCCTTTAGACTAACTCAAGCTGATAAAGGTTATATACAGCCTTTCCGCCTGACTAATTCTTGGTCGGCTTATGACGTTTCAGAAATAAATTTGAATTTTGCAGCGACCAAGCCTGACGGACAAATTATAGATATAAAAAAAGAGCCTAACCGTTTTAAACAAGAAAATGGGATATGGCTCTTTTACTTACCTGAAGAAATTGCACAAGCTGTAGGTAATGTCACTGCATACTTCTATGTTACGGACTCATCAGATACTATCTTGGCTACTACAACTAAATTCGGTTATGAAGTAAGTGCACGATATGGCGACGATGTTAAGTCTAACTCGTATATTTCAGAGATTGAAGATATGGAGAAGCAGTTTCAAGAGTACTTGGCTAATGCTAAAGCTCAAGTTAATGCACAGAATGACTTAACAAATGAGTACAAACAAAAACTGTCGCAAATCTTGTCTGAGATGTCTGATAAAGTAGCTACTTGGCTAAGTACTAAAACCGCAGCAATTGATCAAGATATTAAAAACAGACAAGATAATCTGGATAGGTTAAACGCTGATTACCAGGCAAAATATAACGAGTTAGTTGCTAGCTGGCAAAATAAAATTGCTGAAATCAACACAGACTGGGAACAACGCAAGGCTGAAATTATATCCGAGGCGAAAAGCCAACGAGCCGATATTTCCAATGAGTGGGAAAGCCTAAAAAGTAAGTTTAAAACTGATAGAGATAGTGCAATATCTCAAGCAAATTCTGATTTTAAATCAAAGCTAGATACTATACAAACTGACTGGAATAATCAAAAAAGCAAGCTTGAGCAAGAAATATCAGATTTTAAGACAAATCTTGAAAATAAAGTTCAGGTAGTAACGAACAAAGTCTCCGACTTGGTGACTCATACTTACCCAGACTTAAGCAGTAAAACTGACGCAATAAATACAAAAATTGCACAGCTAAAAGAAGAATTTAGTAAAATCGATTTTTCTACTTACGCTACTAAAGAAGACTTACCAGACTTTTCAAAATTTATAGTGCAGAACAAGATACTAGATAGAGAAAATAAAGTCACGTACGTCAATCACGCTTTTGTTAAAAGAGATAATGGTGGTTGGGGAGTATTCATGGGAAAGGAAGACTGCACGCCAATACGTGTCAGAGATTTGCTAAAAAAGAAATTACCTAAAATAGATGAAAGAATTGGCAATTTGCAAACAACCAAGGCAGATAAATCTGAATTAGGCAATTACGCAACAAAGACAGACTTGAACAACAAAACCGAACGGCCATTGTTTGAAGCTATGCTACAAAACTATGCGACTAAAAGTGAATTAAACAATCATCAAGTCGATTTGAGTAATTACGCAACAAAGTCGGATCTGGATCATAAAGCAGATAGGTCAGATTTTAGTTATTATGCAACAAAAAATGAGCTAGATAACAAAGCAGATAGGTCGGAGCTAAGCAGTTATGCGACTAAAAATGATTTAAACAACCATCAGCCCGACTTGAGCAATTACGCAACAAAGTCAGACTTAGATAATAAAGCCGATCGTTCAGACTTTAGTTATTATGCAACAAAAAATGAGCTAGATAACAAGGCAGACAAGTCAGAGTTAAGTAATTATGCTACTAAAGATAATCTAGGCTCTAAAGCCGACAGATCTGAGTTAAGTAATTATGCAACTAAATATAGCTTCAACGATCACGTAAATACGGAAAATGAATGGAGAAATAGTTTTCAAGAGCAACTAGAGGAATTAAAAAAAAAATCCTTAGCTAAGAAAACAATTAGACCAGGTGAAATGATTCTAGGGGAAAAGCAATCAGATGGGTCTTATATATGTGATATGTCCAGATACAAGGATTGGGAGTCAAGAAACTATAGGTTGGTAGTTAGTCCAAAAGACTCTTTGTATCTTTATGAAAGCGACAAGGTTGTCCCTGCAAGTACAACTGCACAGGAAGCAGGAGCTCTTTCTAGAAGGGTTGGTATTAGTATAAAAGATGAAAAGACAATGAAACTACAAGAATATAGCTGGAGCTCACAATTGTGCGACTTTTATTTAATGAGTTGCTAGAACAGAAAGGAATTACACAATGCAACAATACAATTATTATTTTTCAAATGATTCAGTACCATTTGACACAATTACAACAACACACGAATACAAGGAAAATCACTATCCAATAGTGGTTACACAACCAGATCCAAGCTTGAAAGAGCCTAAGTACGACTGGGCTAAGGGAGCTTGGATTGAAAACGCTGCAGAATCACAAGGCGAAAAAATACACGCTTTACAAGAAGAGATTAAAAGATTACAGGGTATTGTAGCAAAAGTAGATGCAATCGCACAAAGTCAAAAAATGCTTGCAACTTTGTCTTTAACTAAGAAGGGAGAAAACACAAATGATGTCAACAGAAGAGCTTTATAAACAACTACTTATCAACTTATATCAAATTTTGAAGGTAATGTCAGTCCAAGAGGTGAAACAATTTGTAGAGGCAGGTGCAATCACAACAGCAGACTTCAAAGAAATCACCGGAGTTGAGTATGTTCAATGATATATGTTTCAGTGGTAACAGCTTTTTTGACAGGAGGATTTTTCAGCTTTGTGCAATTTTTAATTAAACGACATGATGACGAAAAAAATCACGTTGATGAAAAAGAGCACTTAGTAGAAGAAGCCTTGCTAGCAATTTTACACGATAAGATTTATACAGTTGGAACTGAAATTATCAGACAAGGGGAAATTAGTACTGAAGATATGAATAATCTGGAGCACTTATATGAGCCTTACAAAGCACTGGGCGGTAATGGCACGTGTAAAAAAATTATGAACAAAATCAACGAATTACCTATTAAGTGATAAGGAGAATTGATAATGATTAATATAAAAAATGTTACTGAATGGTTGCCTTGGGTTAGCATAGTAATTTTATTTATTGCTCAAAAAATTGCAAGCTACTATGACTTTGCA